ATACTTCTCGTTCTTTGTACCTGGCTACAAGTACATGCCTGCATATAAGTCTCGACATTGGGACGGAAAAGTCAAACTCTATAACATGATGACTAAACAGATGAACGTGGGTCTCTACACGCACCTACGGAAGTTCTGCGCGGATCGTTTCTACCCACTGGAGATTGTTGAACATGAGACTTATGGGATTCCTTCGTTCCGTGAAGACATCGACCATCCTGCCCTTATTGACTTTCTATCTCTGCTTGATGCTCCTTTTAAACCACGAGACTATCAATACAAGGCAATTTCTCATGGGGTGGAGCACCGAAGATGTATCCTTCTTTCTCCCACTGGTAGCGGGAAGTCATTTATTATATACAATCTTTTACGGTATTGCTACGAAGTCACCGAAGGAAAAATCTTAGTCATCGTCCCAACCACGTCTCTGGTGGAGCAGATGTATAAGGACTTCGAGGAATACGGTTACGACGTAGAAGAGTTCTGTCATCGTATCTACTCCGGTAAGGAGAAGGTTACGGACAAACGTGTCATAATATCTACATGGCAATCCATTTACAAATTCGGTAAGGAGTGGTTCGAACAGTTCGAATCAGTCTTTGGTGATGAGGTCCACCTGTTCAAGGCGAAGTCTCTGACTACCATGATGGACAAGTGTGTCAACGCAAAATACCGTTTCGGTCTTACGGGTACTCTCGATGGGACGGAGACAAACAAACTGGTTCTGGAAGGTCTGTTTGGACCTACGTTCACTGTTACACGAACGATTCAACTCCAGAAGGAAAATCAACTCGCAGACTTGGATATCTCTGTTCTCCTCTTGAGGTATCACAATGATGTCTGCCAACAAGTCAAGGAGATGACGTATCAAGAAGAGTTAGATGCGATCGTCACCTACGAACCCCGTAATCGATTTATCAGTAAACTGGCAATTGATCAATCGGGAAACACCCTCGTGATGTTCCAATTTGTTGAGAAACATGGTAAGGTTCTGCACGAGATGATCAAGTCTATGGCTGAAGAAGGACGTAAAGTATTCTACGTATCTGGTGAAGTAGATGCCACAGACAGAGAACAAATAAGAGGGATAGTAGAAAAGGAAAATGATGCAATTATCGTTGCTTCTCTTGGTACTTTTAGTACTGGTATTAACATCCGCAATCTTCATAATATTGTATTTGCGACACCATCCAAGTCTCAAGTCAAAGTACTCCAATCGATTGGTCGTGGTCTTCGTAAGTCTGATGATGGTCGGACTACTAGACTTTTTGATATTGCTGATGATCTTCATATTAGGAGTCACAAAAACTTTACACTGAAACATAGCGGTGAAAGGATTAAGATATATACTAAAGAGGGATTTAGATATAAGATCTATCCCATAAACTTAAAACCAATAAGAGTGGAACAAGATGTCGAAAGCAATCTCTTCGGTTAAACACCTAAAGTTAGTAACAGGTGAAGAACTGGTATGCGAGTTGATGAGTGAAACTGGTGATTCTATTGTCATCCGTAACGCGTTATCCTTAATTGAAAAAGATCTAAGCACTGGTGATAAGTACTATGCATTTAAGACGTTTATGGTTTATCAAGACAGCCCTCAAAACGTTATTATCATTTTCTTTGATAAGGTAATGTCTGTTGCCGTTCCTACTGAAGAGATGCAAAGACAATATACTGAAGCCATTAAAGAGATGAAAGAATATAATGAATCTCAGGAACTCAAGAATCAAGACGATGAATGGGAGAATGACTTATCTTTAGAAGAGTTCTTAAATGAAATGGATCGTGGTAATGACTTCATGGATTCTGACGTAGAAGGAATGATTAAGAACTAGAGCTATACTATTCTCCCCTTTGGTTAAAGAGATTATACAGTATAAATCAGATTCTGTCAACACTTTTTTTAAAATATTATGAAAATAGGCTTCACATGTTCAACGTTCGACCTTCTACACGCAGGTCACGTCCAACTTCTACGTCACGCTAAAGATCGGTGTGACTACCTGATAGTAGGTCTACAGACAGACCCCACCATCGATCGTCCCAACACCAAAAACAAACCCATACAGACTTTGGTTGAAAGATACACTCAACTGAGGGCGGTTAGTTATGTCGATGAAATTATCCCATACCAAACGGAACGAGATCTCGAAGATATTTTGTCTCTATATAATTTGGATGTTCAGATATTGGGCGAAGAATATCGTGAGAAGGATTTCACTGGAAAGGATATCGGTCGTAAACGGGGAATAGAGTTTTATTTTAATGAAAGATCTCATAGATTTTCTTCAAGTGAATTGAGACAAAGAGTCGCCTATAATACAGGAATTGGGTTGACATATAAGTCAAAATAAGGTATAATTACCGCATTAAAATTTGGAAGTTGTATATCATGAAACCTAAAGAAAGACCACATTACGTCAATAATAGAGACTTTTCTAACGCAGTCGTCGAGTACTGTACTTCTGCCCAAGAGGCAAAAGATGTCGGTGAGTCCACACCGATCGTCACAGATTATATCGCTTCCTGCTTCCTAAAGATCGCAGAGGGTCTCTCTCATAAAGCAAACTTTGTTCGTTATACCTATCGTGAAGAGATGGTCATGGATGCGGTCGAGAACTGTCTCAAGGCGATCGAGAATTACGATATCGAAGCTGCAACCCGATCGGGCAAACCAAACGCATTTGCTTACTTTACACAGATCTCATGGTATGCATTCTTGCGTCGGATCCAAAAGGAAAAGAAACAACAAGACGTAAAGATGAAGTTCATCGCAGAGGCAGATGTTGCTGAATTCCTTGATGATGATGGTGAGGGATATGGACATATGCAATATGCGTCCCCCTTTATTGATACGCTACGTATGCGTATCGATGCAGTGAAGGGTGCTGACCAAGAGTTTAAAGAGTATGCGAAAGAAGAGAAGAAACGTAAGCGTCGTGCCGTTAACGTTGACTCAGATTTATCGGAGTGGATGGAATAATGTGGACTTATGAATGTAAAGCGGGAACCTACAAAGAGGATTCTCTACCTCGCTTGGTGTGGACTATCTTCACGCACCGACTACACCATCTCATTGAGGACGGAAGATTTTCAGATTAAACTTGACATACTCCCTGTTGTATAGTATAATAGCCGGTATATAAGTTGAGTTAAGTTTTTTATGAAGATCGCTATATTGAATGACACCCACTGCGGGTGTCGTAATTCGTCTGAAATTTTTATGGATTACCAAGAACGCTTCTATACGGAAGTGTTTTTCCCTTATCTGTTAGAAAATAACATCACCCAAATCCTACACCTTGGAGACTATTACGACAATCGTAAGACGGTCAATCTCAAGGCGCTCAGTCATAATCGAAGAATATTCTTAGATAAATTGCGTGAGTACAACATCCACATGGACATCATCCCAGGCAATCATGATGTCTATTTCAAAAATACCAATGAACTCAATTCCCTGAAAGAGTTGATGGGTCACTACATGAACGAGGTCGACATTCTTATGGATCCGATCGTGCGTGACTACGATGGTGTTAAGTTCGGTCTTGTACCTTGGATATGTCCAGAGAATGAGGAAGAAATTAATACCTTCCTTGACAATTGTGGGGCAGATGTTATCGGTGGTCACTTTGAACTTGCTGGATTCGAGATGGACAAGGGAATTGTTTGTAAGGATGGTATGGATACCGCCCCCCTTCAGAGGTTCGAGACGGTCCTATCCGGTCACTTCCACACCAAGTCATCGCAGGGTAACATACACTACCTTGGTGCCCAGATGGAGTTCTTCTGGAACGATGCGCACGATCCCAAGTACTTCCACATCTACGATACAGAGACGCGCGAACTGACGCCCATCCTTAACGAGGTGTCTATCTTCCATAAGATCTACTATAACGAAGATCAGGTCAACTACTTCGAAGATCTCTCTTATCTTGATGGTAAGTTTGTCAAACTGATCGTGAGCAACCGATCTGATATGAAGAAGTTTGAACGATATATTGAACGCATTCAACAACAGAAGATCCACGAACTCAAGATCGCAGAAGACTTCCGTGAGTTTCGTGGTGAGAATGTAGGTGACAATGAAATAAGTATTGACGACACCGAAACTTTAATCTATAATTACATCCAAGATGTAGACACTGACCTTGACAAAGACCGAATCAAAGGATTGGTTTCGGAGTTGATGGTCGAGGCACAGAGCGTAGAAATTGCATGATTAAATTCCAGAAACTCCGTTGGAGAAACTTTCTTTCGACGGGTGACTATTTTAACGAGATCGACTTCCTAGAGAACCCTACAAACCTAGTGGTTGGAGAGAACGGCGCGGGCAAGTCCACTATGTTGGATGCCCTGTCGTTCGCCCTCTTTGGTAAGGCGCATCGTAAGATTAATAAAGCACAATTAGTAAACACCATCAATAATAAAGACTCCAGATGTGAAGTCGAATTCACTGTTAATGGTGTTCAGTATAAAATTATTCGTGGTATCAAACCCGCAAAGTTTGAGATCTGGAAAGATGGTAGTATGATCAACCAGAGCTCACACGCGCGTGAGTACCAAGAGATTCTTGAGAAGAACATCCTACAGATGTCTCACAAGAGTTTCCACCAAATTGTTGTTCTCGGTTCGTCGTCTTTTATCCCATTCATGCAACTCAACTCAACCTCTCGGCGTGACGTGATAGAAGACCTTCTTGATATTAACATATTTTCCAAAATGAATGTGATACTCAAGGAGAAAATCTCTCTCCTCAAAGGCGAGCTAGAGAACAACAAC